GATCCGGAGTGTAAGTTAAGAATAATTGCAATTAGTGATTACTTTTCGCAATTATATCTTAAACCTATTCACACGAAGATAATGAAGAAACTTCAGAATCTTCCTTGTGATAGGACTTATACTCAATCTCCTTTTAATAATTGGGAGATTAATAATGAGAACTTCTGATCCTTGGACTTAAGTTCAGCAACAGATAGATTTCCTGTAGAATTACAGAAAAGACTGATGGCTAGAATCTTTGATATGAAACTAGCACAGGCTTGACAATCTATCCTTCAAGAAAGAAGTTTTAGTACTCCAGAAGGTTTACAGTTAAAATATAAAACTGGACAACCTATGGGTACTTACTCTTCTTGAAGTGTCTTTACCTTGACTCATCACCTAGTTGTGTACTATTGTTCACAACTTTGTGGTTACAAGAACTTTGACCAATATATTATCCTTGGTGACGATATTGTCATAAAAAATGACAAGGTCGCTAAGAAGTATATAGAGGTTATCAAAGGTCTTGGAGTTGAATTATCTTTACAAAAAACACATGTATCTTCAAATACATATGAATTTGCAAAAAGATGAATTCAAGAGAGTCAAAACCGTGAGATAACTGGACTACCACTTGGAGGTATCCTTCGAAATATAAATAATCCTAACATTGTTTTTACAGTGTTATATGATTATTTTAAAATCAAAGGTAATTACCTTCCAAGTAGTACCAATTCTTTAGTAGATTTGGTTAACTCCTTATATCATAAGTTGATAATCAGAAATAAAAAATATTTCAAATTGTCAAACTCTATGATATCATCCCTTCAGAATTTCTCCTTGATGTTAGATGTAATTTTTGGATATTATTCTTACGATAAGATTAGAAACCTTTTCGCAAGAAACATAACATCCTTAGATTACAATATTCCAAACGATGATACAATCCTTTCCGAATTGAAAAGGGTATTATCACATGGACTAAGATCAAGACTTTTAGAAATGAATGTTAAGTTAATAAATTCTCCAAAAACTTTAATATCAAAATTTGATATTGAAGATAAGAATTTATTAAATAACAATCCAATATTCTTGGCCATCTATAACACATTATCTCGTTTTAAAGATATAAAATTAGAAGATCTTAATGATCTTCATAATATATCCAAAGAGATATGTGATCTAAATATTGATTCAATATTCAATAAGGAAAGAAACAAAATTCAATCCTTAATTGAAATTGGTAAAATATTAAAAGATGGTTTCAAATATATCAACAGTACTACTGAAGTATATTATGGATCAGCAACATTGTCTGATTCATTTACTCTAGAAGGTACTGGTAAGATCATAATGTCTAATTTAAAGACAAGTGAACTTACTGATATAATTGAAGGTACATACTCAGAACCACAAATAGGTGGTTATGCAAGTATGTG